AGCCGCTGCGCGTCAATCCGGCAGTGCCTTACCGGGTGTTTGCGTAATCATGGCGTTCACGGGGGAGCTTACGATTGCGGATCGCATCCGCCTTCGTGCGATTGTGCGCAAGGTGCATCTGTCACACTATCCGCAGCACATGCTCGACAACTACGAGTGCGATAAGCTGATTGATGCCTGGGGCCCTGAGGTTGCTGGCAATATCGTCAAGCAGGCGCTCGACCGCGGGCTTGTTGCGTGAGTTTAAAATACAAGCCGGGTGGTGACACCCTCAAGGCTTTTATGAAGGATGACCACTTCTTCCGTGGCCTGCGCGGTCCGGTGGGAAGTGGCAAGTCAGCCTGCTGTGCTATCGAGATGTTCCGCCGAGCCCTTGCTCAGGAACCTAATGAGCAGGGCATCCGTCGCACACGATGGGCTGTGGTGCGTAACACCAACCCGCAGTTGCGCACGACGACGATTAAGACTTGGCTTGACTGGTTCCCTGAAAACATTTGGGGCAAGATGCTCTGGCATCCACCGCCATATACCCACCACATCAAGAAGGGTGATCTTGATATGGAGGTGATCTTCTTGGCCCTCGACAGGCCAGAGGACGTGAAGAAGCTGCTCTCGCTCGAGCTTACCGGCGTGTGGATCAACGAAGCGCGCGAAGTGCCCAAGCAGATTGTTGACGCCTGCACCATGCGTGTTGGCCGCTTCCCCTCGATGAAGGATGGCGGGCCCACTTGGTACGGCGTCATTGCCGATACGAACGCGCCTGACGAGGATCACTGGTGGCCAATTATGGCGGGCGAGGCTCCCATCCCTGACCATGTTGGCAGGGAAGAATCCCTGATGCTCATCAAGCCAGACACCTGGGCCTTCTTTACTCAGCCTGGTGGCATGGTGGCTAAGGTGGACCAAGAGGGTACCGTCACTGGCTACCACCTGAATCCCAAGGCAGAGAACCTCAAGAACCTGACGCCCAACTATTACTCGTCCATCATCACCGGCAAAACCAAAAGCTGGATCGATGTCTATGTTCTGAACAGACTGGGAAGCCTGACTGATGGGAAAGCGATCTATCAGATGTTCGATGAAGTGGCGCACATTTCCAAGGAGCCGATCCTTCCTACCCCTGGCGTTCCTATTTTGGTTGGCCTCGACTTTGGTCTTACACCTGCTGCCGCGTTTTGTCAGAATGTCCGTGGCAGGTGGTATGTCCTACATGAGCTGGTTGCTCAGGACATGGGCATTGTCCGGTTTGCTGAGATACTCCGCATGGAAATGGCGCAGCGATTCCCCGGTGCACAGTTTGTAATCTACGGCGATCCTGCTGGCGACTACCGCGCACAGACTGACGAGCGCACACCGTTTCAGATTCTCAGGCAGGCAGGGCTCAAGGCTTACATTGCGCCGACGAACGATCCGGCATTGCGCATTGAGGCGGTGAGCAACCCACTCAATCGCATGGTCGATGGCCAGCCTGGCTTTATGATTGACCAGAGATGCGTTAATCTTATCAAGGGCTTCCGTGGTGGCTACCAATATCGACGCCTGCAAGTCTCTGGTGGTGGCCGCTATGAGGACAAGCCCGACAAGAACAAGTACAGCCACGTTCACGATGCGCTGCAATATGCTCTGTGTGGTGGTGGCGAATCTCGGACGCTGACTACTGGCAGGGGAGATACGAAGCCTGTGGTAGCTCGAGCGATGTTCGATGTGTTCCGCAGGCAGCCTACGGTGCGCCGATCTAGTTTTTAGTCCATTGCTATGGCGTGGCCAGTTTACCCAATAGGCTGGCAAGGAGCTTCTGGAATGTGCTTTAAGACCCCCAAGCCTCCGGCACCGACAGCCGAAGAGCTTCAAATGGAGCAGGACGCCAAGATTCAGCGCGAATCGATGGCTGCTGATCGCCGTCGTTCCTTGGCTGAGGCCAAGGAAGAGCGGCTCGAGTCGACAGTCTCTCGTGCTCGTGGCACTGGTATGCGCTCACTTATCTCTGGTCGCCGTGGTGGCCAGGGCTTCCTCCGTTCGATGTTGGGCTCATAAACTATGCCAGTAATTACGACCCCCGTTGCTACGGTTACTCCTAACACGGGATTGATTGGCAAGCTGCAAGCTCGATACGCTCGGGCAAAGCAACTGCGTGAGCCTTGGGTGTCTGAATACGAAGAGTGCTATGAGTATGCGCTTCCCAGCCGCGAAAGCTTCTATGCTCAAGCTGCTGGCCAAAGCCGCACCGACAAGATCTTTGACGAGACTGCTGTGGTGGGTGTGCAGGAGTTTGCATCCCGCCTGCAGGCTGGCTTGATTCCCAACTATGCACGGTGGGCAGAACTTGTATCCGGTAGCGAAATTGCAGAGGATGAGCGCTCCGAGGTAAACGAGGCGCTCGAGGCTATCACCGAGTATGTGTTCGAGGTAATCCAGAACAGCAACTTTGCCCAAGAGGCAAACGAGACGCTGCTCGACATTGCGCTTGGCACTGCCTGCATGAGGATTGACGAGGGTGACGCCCTCAATCCTGTCATGTTTACTGCTGTGCCGCTGCCGCAGTTGGCGCTCGACGTTGGGCCGGACGACAAGCTCGATACGATCTTTCGTGAGCGTTCGATCCGCACGTCAAACATTAAGATTGCCTACCCTAAGGCGGTCCTGCCTGCCGAGCTCGAGCGTGAGTTGGCTACCGGCGTGGACAACTTTGAGTCTCTAGTTGAGTGCGTGTACCGTGACTGGTCGGTCCCCGGTGAGGAAGTGAACATGCTGGCCGTGTTCCTGCCAGCACGGAATCACATGTTGTTCACGGAAACCTACAAGGGCATTGGTTCCAATCCCTATGTAGCCTTCCGTTGGTCAAAGGCTGCCGGTGAAGTGTGGGGCCGCGGCCCTCTTCTGTCTGCCATGCCTGCCGTTAAGACCACCAATCTTGTTGTGCAGATGATCCTCGAGAACGCTCAGATGGCGATCTCTGGAATCTACACGGCAGAAGATGATGGGGTGGTGAACCCATCTACGATTCGCCTGGTGCCTGGGACAATCATCCCGGTTGCTCCTGGTAGCTCTGGCCTTCGCGCCGTTGGCAGTGCCGGTAGCTTTGATGTGGCTCAGTTGGTCCTCTCGGACATGCGCCTGAACATCAAGAAGGCTCTCTACAACGAGATGCTTGGCAACCCGAACACTACGCCAATGTCTGCAACCGAGGTAGCGCAGCGTATGGCCGATCTATCGCGGCAGATTGGCAGCGCCTTTGGCCGTTTGCAAGCCGAGTTCGTGAACCCTGTGCTTCGCAGGGTAGTGTACATCCTCAAGAAGCAGGGCCGCATTAGTATTCCGGTCATCAATGGCCGCGAAGTGAAGGTGCGTTCGACCAGCCCGCTTGCTCAGGCGCAGGCGTTCGAGGATATTAATGCCATCAACCGTTTCCTTGAGATGGTGCAGGGCCGCTTCGGTCCTCAGATGGTCAACCTGTATGTAAAGGGCGACGAGACTACCAAGTATCTGGCTGCCAAGTTTGGTGTGCCAGAGAGACTAATCCGCGATGAGGCGGAACGGGAACAGCTTGCTGGTCAGATAGCGCAAATGGGGCAAAATGGCATCGACACAAGCCAAGTTACTGGGGCCTGATGGGCTAGTCCGACTCCCAGCGGACGAACGTAAACTGAATGAGCTGGCTGCTGCCACCTTTCGTAGTAAGGGAGGGCAGGAGTTCTTGGCGTATCTGCGTTCGATTACGATTGAGGCTGTAGCTGGCCCGCATATTTCGTCAGATGAACTACGTCACCGTGAGGGTATGCGCTACCTCGTGGCGATCATTGAGCAGCGCGTGAACAAGGGGAAGCAAAGTGACTGACGTGATCGAAGGTAATGGCGGCGATGTTGGCGGTGCGCCCATTGAAAATGCAGAGCCCGTTGTCGAGTCGCGGCCTGACTGGTTGCCCGAGAAGTTTTGGGTAGAGGGTAAGCCTGCTTACGATAAACTGGCCCAATCCTACGGCGAACTCGAGAAGATGCGGGGCACCCTGCGTGAGAAGCTTGTCGAGGAGCTAAGTGCGGAGCGACTGGCCGCACGGCCTGAGACACCGACTGCTTACAAGTTACCGGAACATGAGAAGCTGGACCAGGAGCAGCTTGAGGCATCCGGCGTTGTCCAGTGGTGGCGGCAGTTTGCTCACGAGCAGGGCTACAATCAGGAACAGTTCGAGACTGCGATTAGCACCTATGCTGAATTGCAGGTGAAAGAGATTGAGGAAGGCTACCAGCGGGAGTTCCAGAAGCTAGGCGAGAGCGCGACTGCCCGTATCGAAGCGGTGCAGTTGTGGGCTGGCAACTACTTCAACGAGGAAGAGCAGAGCGCAATCTCCGCTGCTTGCACGACCGCTGCTGGCGTGGCTGCAATGGAGAAGGTGATGTCCGCGCTCAAGGGTTCGGGCATTGTTGACAACAGCGTGTTCGAGAAGAAGCCGGAAGTTACCCGCGCTGACGTTGAGAAGATGATGCAGGATCGCCGCTACTGGCACCCTGCAGATCGTGACCCGGCATTTGTGCGGCAGGTGGAAGAGTTCTTCTCGAAAAGCTATCGCTAATGCACGTCCGCTTTATGGAGGAGCGGGACATCCCCGCTATGATTACGCTTGGCAGCGTGATGCACCGTGAAGCGCCAGAGTATACAGACTTCCAATTCGACGAGGGCAAGCTCGAGCGTCTAGCTTGGGCCTGCCTTTCCAAACGCCACTGGTGCGCCATTGTGGCAGAAACAGAGGTGAACGGGGAGACTCGAGTAGTCGGCTTTCTTGTCGCCGCTTCCGTGGAAACCTTCTTTGGCCCTGATCGATTTACCGAGGACCTGGCCTTCTATGTTATGCCTGGCTTTCGTGGCACGTCGGCAGCCATTAGGATGCTGACTTTGCTCGAGGCTTGGTCGGAGATGGTAGAGTCGAAGCGGATCCGAATTGGCATAACCACTGGAATCAATGGCGATGTGGCTGGTAGGTTCTTGCTGCGCATGGGTTACGCTGACACTGGCGCGCTTTACTCCAAGACAATTAGTCCATTGCTGGACAAGTCTGTTTGAAAGACATCACAGTTAGGCCCGCAAGGTCTAGCTACGGAGCCCGCTAGGACAACTCCTTTCGCCACGTTTGCGGATAACCGGCAACAACCAGTTTTTCGCAAGCCTGATTGAAAGGATTGAACAATGGCAATTGATATTAACGACGCCTTTGTGAAGCAGTTCGAGAGCGAAGTGCACATGGCGTATCAGCGTATGGGCTCCAAGCTCCGCAACACCGTTCGCTACAAGGGCAACGTCCGCGGCTCGAGCACGACCTTCCAGAAGGTTGGCAAGGGCACTGCTGGCACCAAGTCGCGTCACGGTAACGTGCCGGTGATGACCATCGACCACACTCCGGTCGAGTGCACGTTGGCCGACTTCTATGCTGCCGATTACATCGACAAGCTGGACGAGCTGAAGATCAACCATGACGAGCGCATGGTGGTCACGCAGTCTGCTGCTGCCGCGATGGGCCGCAAGACCGACGAGCTGATCATTGCTGGTCTGGACACGACCAGCAACGTCATTGTTGAAGCAAGCACGACTGGCCTGAACCAGACGAAGGTCAACACTGTGTTCGAATATTTCGGCAACAACGATGTGCCGGATGATGGCGAACGCTACTTCGTTATCTCGCCGGGTGCATGGACCGACCTGCTGGGCCTGAACGCTTTCTCGAGCGCCGACTTTGTTGGCCCCGATGAACTGCCGTACAAGGGCGGCATGGTGGCCAAGCGCTGGATGGGCTTCATGTGGATGACGTTCTCCGGCCTGCCGGTTGCGTCGAACATCCGTAAGAACTTTGCCTACCATCGCACTTCGTTGGGCATGGCGGCTGGTTCGGAAGTCCAGACGGAAATGAACTACGTGCCTGAGAAGGCTGCCCACTTGGCGACCTCGATGATGTCGCAGGGTGCGGTGCTGATCGACACGATCGGTGCCTACGAAGTTCAGACCTACGACATCTAAGGAGCAAACAATATGCCTTATGCAGCTCAAAACTTGACCAAACTGGCTGGTGCTGAACCAGGGTTGTGGCTTTATCGGGACACCGATGCCATTGCCACGATTGTAGGCTCCGGCTTCTTCAACGCAGCGACCGACAACCTCAAGCAGAATGATGTCATTCTGTGCGTGGGTTCGACCGGTGGCACCCGTACCATTGACGTGATTTGCGTTACGAGTGCGACTGGCGCGGCGACCGTTACGACGACCGCTTTGGAAGGTGTCACAGCCTCGTAAGCAACAGGGAGAGGTCTCCCCCTTGACCTTTCCCGGGCCAGCCTTGTCTTGTGCAGGGCTGGCCTTTTCTCTAGGAGCGCACTGTGGCCGTTACCGACATTGACATTTGCTCTCGCGCCCTTGTGCTGATTGGTGCAACACCGATCACCTCATTTGCTGATGGCACGACTGAGAGCACGGTAGCCGTCAATCTGTATGAAGATACAGTGCGTGACCTGATGTCTCGCCATCGCTGGCGTTTTGCCTCTGGCCAGGCGCAGCTTTCCCGCCGTGTAGAAGAGCCGGAATCAAAGTGGGATGCAGCGTATAACCTGCCTGCTGACCTGCTTCTGCTGCATGATGTGACGGTCAACGACAACGTGATTGAGTACGACCGCTACCAGAACCTCGTCTATTGTGATGCGGTATCTGATGATGTGGTTGT